GCTTTCCATGCTAAATGTTTATTAATTTGTAGCATGTGCATATCATCGTAGTTTTTTACATCAATGAGTTTTTGTAATTCCGATTCAAACCACTTCTCAAACGCCTCGTTATTTTGTTGTGTCATGGTTACTCCTTCAAATTGCTTCCGTACACTATTTTATATCTCCAGATTATATTTTCTAATGCCCATGTTCGCTCCGTCCATACAGGATATGCCGCCAAATAATTACTGGGTGAATCATGTAGCTGCATTTGCCCACAGGCTAATAGTACAAGCATCGTATGTAAAAACTCATCATTCATCATTCATCACTCACTCCTTATCAATTAGTGCGCGGATTTCGCCGCAAATATCAAGTGCGGTTAGATATGAATCAACTTTTTTAAATCTACTCTCGAATGCAATTTTAGCAGCCTTCTCCAGCGCATCTTTCACAGCTTTCCTGACAATATCGTCTTGTCCTTGTGGTGGGGCGGTGTAGAGTGGTTTATACCGTAAATGACTACCATTCATAGTTGGTGGCACATATTTTGTTACGTGATGTACTATCCCATTATCATAAAATAATGCCCAAGCCACTGGCTCACCTTGCTGCAAACTTGTTTCGCACTCAACGGCTGGTGCGTTGGTGATTAGGTTAAACAAAAAGTCTTTGTTAAAGCTGTCATTTATGTCATTATCTTTTAACGCTTCCATCAACGCTTTCCTGCTGATTAAATCACTCATGGTTTAGTCCCATTCTATGAAAAACATTTGTGGATGGCTATTTATAAGTTTCTCAAATGCCTGATGATTTTTAGTTACTTTAACTGCCATTAATTCACCTGTTGTTTTTATAATCCATCTTGCAATCATCTTATTTACTCCTTATCAATTAGTGCGCGGATAGCATCACCACAATAAACAGGGTCATCAGCATGCTCATCGCAAATACTAGCCGCCTTCTCCAGCGCATCTTTCACGGTTTTGGGTTGTGGTGGGGTTGTGTAAAGAGGAATCATTTTAAATTGTGGGTGTTCTCGTTTATGCCAATCCAAAGCGTCTTTATCCTCGTTTGAGTAGTGCTTATGTATATAAGCCACTGGCTCACTATTCTCTAGTTCTGATAGTGCGGATTTGCATAATAATAATGTTTCTTGAGTTTTTTTGTTTTGGCTATCAGTTAATACAACTGTATCTTCAATGAATTCAATAGCCATCTTCAACGCTTCTGCTGTACTCATAGTGTTAGTCCTCAAAATATTTATTGTTAATTATGTTTATGGTCTTGGCGTTGCGTTATGCCGTAGCGAAGGTAAGTGCAAAATAATTGATTGTTAAATGCATCGTATTGTCAGCAATAATCAAAAGCCAAAATGCTAACCAAGTCGGCGTATCTTTGTGATAGCCAGTTGCATTACAGTCAGTCCATTTTAAACTTCTGTTAGTAACCCAGTTCTTTGCAAATACAACATACCTAGCCAATCTATATCGGTCTATAAAATAATGAGTAACATAAATAATACTCAATGCTAAAATTGATTGTGTTATCAACATAAACGGTATTGTGTAAACCGTTGCATGACACCATGCTGCAAAATTACGCTTAGTTTTTTCTTGAGCCATCCAATCAGTTTGGGTAATATAGTCACCCCATAAATGTATTAATATTTGTTCCATTACATTACCTTTCGTATCAATTCTAGTTACTTCCACTAACCTAATTAACAAGATTGTTTTTCATTGCCTTTACTGCTTCAATTGCTGACTTTAACGCTTCTGCTGTACTCATAGTGTTAGTCCTCAAAATATTTATTGTTAATTATGTTTATGGTCTTGGCGTTGCGTTATGCCGTAATTACTGCTTATCAATCATTGTGTAAAGTTTTTCAATCTGCTTTTCAAACCAATCTATACGAGAGCTAGAAGTTGATTTTGCATACAACTCATAAATTGACGATAAACTTGATTTTAAAGCCTCAATTTTTGCCAACTTAATATCTACTTCATCATTCATCTTCCTACTCCCTATATCAAAAATCATTCTGGTTCATTCGTTTTTATGGTCTTAGGCTGCATTGATACGGATTCAAGTTCTTTAATAAGCTTTAAAATGTCATTGGCAGTTCTAGCTATATCTTTGTGCTCGTGAGCTTCATCATATATTCTTTGCAACATTGCCAAGGGGGGAAACTTAGTATCTATTTCAATCCCATCATCCATGTTGAAATTTCCAAAATAGTTATCCACTATCACCCATCCATACCAACGCTTAACCATTCTGTACATTCCTTCTCCACCAGAATCATTAAGACGCTTTAATTCGCGCATTGCGCTTTCATAACTAAACAGCATTCTTTTGTACCAATCTTCCACGCATATAAGCTTTCTGCGCCCACTTATCCCATTCATAGTGTTTCATCGAGCGCGGAACATTTCTGCTTGCTTCGCTTCTTCCGAGTGCTTCAAAATATCTTTTGCCAGCAAGTTTTTTCATATCGCCATTTCCTTTCGGCACGATGCCAATTCAATTCACTACACTAATTAACAAAATAATAGGTTTAACAAACATTCTTACGTGTTCTAAAAGTTACAATATCTCTCACTGTACTTACTCCACAGTTGAATTTATTAGCCAGATAACCATAGCCACGAACATAAGCTAAGTGTAGGTTTCTAATCTCTCTCACTTGGGCATCTGTCAGCTTTATTCTGTGTTGGTTACGTTGCATGTTTTATCCTTTTAAATATCTACTCCATAACACCCTCGTATATTTCAACGGTAGGCTATTCAGCTTTATTGGGTGCTACAGGCTAGATACTCCCCACGAATCAAACGTGGCAATGTGGTCTTAGAATATCTAACTACCTTGCAAGGATTCCTATGTTCATTGATTCTTAACGTGAATCATTCGGTATCATCAGATGCGTAACTAACATGGAGGATTGCTGCCTGATGCTGCTATTGTTTTCCCACTCATAGCTTGGGTGTCAAGTATGCTTAAAATGGAATTCCTGAACCGTCATCCCAATCTTCTTTATGTTCATTCGGTTTACTGTCTTGGCGTTGCGTCTTGCCATTACCACCGTCAGCTTTACCTAGCAGAGTTACATCACTGATACGCACCTCTAAGCTGTGTTTTTCATTGCCTTGCTTGTCAGTGTATGGTCTGTTAGTTAACTCGCCTGTAATGCCTATTTTTGTGCCTTTTAGAAGCATTGGCGCGAGTGTTTCAGACCGTTTGCCCCATACATTACAGTTAAGCCATGTAGTGATAGCTTTATCACCATATCCACTGGTCAATGCAAAGCTGAATTGCGCTACTGCATCACCGTTAGGTGTAAATCTTATCTCTGCATCTTTACCTACATTACCTATTGCATTAAGTACGTTCATTACGCGGCCTCTTTCTGTTTAAGTGAATCTTGATATTTCTTGAATGATGAACGTGTCTTGCTATCTATCATTGTCCATGCACCTGTTTTTTCTTCATTGTCCAGCTTGTTCCACACATCATGAGCAGTGCTGAAATCATTGTCTGCTACTGCTGCGATAATCTCGTTTGCCTGACTGCGTAGAAACTCTAATTCTTCTGCGCTAAAGTTATCCGTTGCTCCTGCAAGCGGTGTTTTAGGTGCTTGTCCATTAGTTACAGACAGCACGTTTGTTTTCTCTGGCTCAACGTCTGGCAAATCTTCACCAGCGTAGATATACAGACCTAAACCATGCAGCGCGATTGCTTTAACTAAACAGCGTTGAATAGAGGTGTTAATCTGAAATGCGCTAGGTACAGGGATAGTCTTGTTGTTGTTATCCAGTACAGGGTGAATCTGGCTCAATGTAATGCCGTCAACGGTGACTGCAACCTCTACAAAGTAACCTGTTTTAGTTTCGCAATATGGCAGGCCGTTAAACTTAATAACTTCCCATGTTGCTGTTGGTGAAGCCTTACGCAGTTCTGATACTGCCCAAGTCCATGAAAGGTATTTAAAGCGGCCTTTCTGTTCAACGTGTTCATTTACGTTAATCTCGCTAAGTTGTTTAAAAATGCTCATTCTTCAATACTCCGTTCTTCAAAATGGTTTTCACCACAGCATGAAATCTTGTCGCCTTTTGGCTCACCGCAATATATGCACACAATCTCTGTATCAAATTGTTGCATCTGCAATTCACGGTCATCACCATATTCAGGTATATAAAAATCGTTACTCATGAGTACATCCTCCACGTAGCCAAAATAGCCTGCTTCCTGCTTAATCCTTTGCTTCTGTATTTGCAGTAGATACTGCCAAATGTGTAGAAGTACATAGCAAGCAATAACAAGAAAATCCATCCCATTACATAACCGATATATTTCATTGCTGGCTCACTAACAAAAATAATAAAACTGCACAGATAACGAACAAGATAAACGCAATGGTTTCAAGTATCATCTGCTCGGCTGTAAACTCGTGGCTGGTGTCGACTTTCGACCAATCTCTAAAATTTTTCATAGTCCGTTTTCAATTCTTGATATACGATTACAGGCTAGTGTTGCGGTAGTCGTGCCCATGTTCACATTGCAGTAGCCAACACCAGCTACTAGGTCAGCGTATTTTTCGTTAGCGTTTACCATTTCCAGCAGCGCAAAGAACGCAATCACGACAGCCAGTGCATCAATAATGTTTCTCATGATGTGGCCTTCCATTCAGCGCGTTTCTGGATAGCTGTCATCACTTCAAGTGATATGCTTTTAGCGAACACAGACATTGAATCCTCATCCCCTAGCGCATAAGCGTTCACCATTGCTTTGAACGTAGTCCAGAACTGCTCACAATCCATAAATGAGCCATCGAGTACGGTGTCACAGATAATCTCTGCATCATCCATGTAATCATCTGTAAGCTCTGCAATATCAGATTCAACTTTGCTATCGTGTGAAGTGTGAACACTCATTTCACGCCAAAACGCTTCATCTGACATTTGTGCTATTTCAAATAGTGATTCCATAATTCACTCCTTAATTAACAACTTCAAGCGTTGACTCACACTGCCATGACCCATTAACTAAATACCACCAGCTACCATGAATAAATTGAAATGAAGAAACATGCTCATGTCCTGTAAAGTTATTGCAAACTGATTTAAACAACTTATTTAAATCGTTGAATTTTCTTTCAGGTAACTGTTCAACTTTTCTAATTCCGTGCCATGTAGTCATTTTATTCACTCCAAAAAAAGGCTACTCACTTACGCTTTCACCTATAAAGTATTACTAGGGAGATAACATTGGTCTTAACTGATGCCGTACTTGCCGCCCTAAAGCAAACTTTCCAACTCGCCTCATTGCATTTCGTTTCGACTTGTTGATATGTTAAGTGAACTTAATCATTGTGTCAAGTGTACTTAACAAATAAATTAAATAAATGTTAAGTGATGTTGATTTTTAGACGAAAAAAAACCTGCCGAAGCAGGTTGGTTAAATGTTAGTTAATGTATTAATTAATACGAGCAGCGAGAGGTGCAGAATTGATACTGATAGCCTTTTTGTGTGCAATCGTTTACACAAGCGTAGTCAATTTGCTTTATTGGCTGTATTTGTTGTGATGGTTGATATATTTGCTGCTGGTCATTAAATGAGCACTTAGATGTGCAAAATTGATATTGATAACCTTTATTTGTGCAGTCATTTACGCATTGATAATCTGTTTGAGCATAAGAAAATATAGGCAATAACAAAATAACTAATAATAATTTTTTCATAATTAAAAATCCTCACTATTCCATACTTTAAGAACGCGCCCGAATACTTCAAAATCCATATCTTTTGTGATAGTCCAGCTTTCATATTCCTTGTTAGTGCTGATTGCTCTGATGCCTTCGCCTGGTATTCTTTGCAGCCTTTTAATAAATCCTTCGTTTCCTACACGAAAGAAGTACACGCCATCATAATCAAGGCTTTTTATTCCAGTATCTACCAGTAAAGGGTCGCCTGAATTAAACATTCCACGCATTGAATCGCCAAAGCCAGTGACGATTGCTAGGTTTTCTTTCCCTGTGCTGGTTGGTATATTTTTGTTCATCCACTCTGTATTAACGGTGAATTTTGTTATCTGTCCTGGCTGGTCTCTTAACAATAGTCCGCTCCCCATAGCACCGCGCACATCAACGTATTGGTTAATCGTTATATCGTCTTGCTGCGCGTTCTTATTGTTGTTTTTGTAAATATCGCCTTTCCCTATCTCTAACCATATAGGGTTTACACCTAAATATTCAGCTATGAGCCTTGCTTGCACTGCATTGATTCCACCTCCGCTCATCCAATGAGTTACAGACGTACGAGATACGCCAGCTATCGCTGCTATCTTCGCATTGGTAATAGTGATGTTTTCCGCTTTCTCTTTTTCAGAAATAGCGAACTTCAACCTACCACTTAAAAATTTTAAATCAATCATCAAGCAATCTTAACAAATTATTTGTTAAGTCCACTTGACAATATGCGTTAAGATGACTTAACATATCAAACATGGACACAAACAAAATTATTGAAAAACTAGGTGGCACTGCTGAAACGGCACGAATCTGTGATGTTTCTATGGCGGCTGTTTCGCAGTGGCGCACAAACGGTATTCCTAAAACTCAACTTAAATTCTTGAAGCTGGAAAAGCCAAAGGTCTTTAAAGAGATTTTGAAAGAATCTAATTAATAACCATAAACACAACATTATGCCGTTGTGTTTTTTTTGCAAGTTTTACAACTGGTTATTTAACAGGTTATTTGATTGGAGTTACTTATGAATAAAGAACTACGACTTATTGGCTGTGTAGATAACGAGATTTGTTTCATACAGCAGAACGCAATAAACCAATGCAAAACATACAGGCAAGCAGTACGTCTGTCATGGGATTTACGCAGGAATAAAGGCATGACATTACGCACATTAGCAGAGATTACTGGTGTTTACCCATCACATATTTCTGACTATCTGGCAAAAGATGACAAGCATTCAAGGCGCAATCTTAAAGCTGATGAACTTCATACATGGTCATTGGCAGTAGGTAACTATGGGGTTCAACAATGGCTGGCTAAACAGGACAGTTTAACCATTCTTGAAGAATTACAGGCGCAAAGGAAAGCAGCATGAAGCCATCAACTAAAGCAATGAAGATAGCAAAGCGCATTAACCAAGCTATCACATACAAAGAAAAAGCAAAATTGGTCCACCAGTGGCACAAAGCAGTATTGGAAATGCTGAATGGCTCTAAGTAACGTTATCCCTATGCTTTTAGAGCAGCCAATAGCTAATTACGGTAATCCGCAAAAAGAAAACGGATATACACCAATAGCCAATGAACTACTTGAACAAATCATCAGCTTTGATTTTACAAAAAGACAGCTTCAAGTGATTTTAACTATTGCTCGCATGACTTACGGTTACAGCAAAAAGTCTGACGCTTTATCAGGATGGCAAATATCTGAAATGACAAAACTTGACCGTTCAGATGTTTCAAAAACTATCACTGAATTATTAAAAATGAATGTGATTATCAAGCATGAAGATGGTCGTCAAAGTCACGGTGTTTTAGTCAATGAAATATCAATAAATAAATTTTATAAAGAGTGGATAACCGTTGGTAAAACACCAACTGTTGGTAAATCACCCACCGTTGGTAATTTACCCACTGTAACCGTTGGTAATTTACCCACAGAACCGTTGGTAAAACACCCCACACATAAAGCAATTAAAACAATAAAACAATATATATCCGAAACACCAAAAAAACGTACATCAAAAACAGTTTTACCTGATGACTTTTCTATCAGTGAAAGAGTGAAGTTATGGGCTGAAAAAAATGGGCATAAAAACTTAGAAGCTCATTTAGAAAATTTCATTATTTCTTGTAACGCTAAAGGTTACACATATGCAGATTGGGATAGTGCATTTATGGGGGCTATCCGTAATAACTGGGCAAAGGTTGAAAAGAAAGATGAATCATTCAAAGGTAAGTTCCTATGAGCATTGAAAAATTACTAGGCAATTTGCACAAAGTTAAATCAACAAGCCGTGGTCGCTGGATGTGCCAGTGCCCAGCACATGATGACCGTTCACCATCAATGCACATCAAGCTAGAAGATGACGGAAAGATATTGATTAACTGTAAAGCTGGTTGTGGTGTAGAGGATATTTTATCTGCCATAGGTATGGAGTTTGCAGACCTGATGCCAGAAGCACCTACACATCATAGGCAAAAACCACGTAAGCAGATTTTATATGCAACGGAAGCATTAGACCTTATCCGCTTTGAAGCACAAATAATTCTAGCTACTGGTTACGCATTGCGAAATGGAACATTGACAAACAACGAATTATCAAGAGCTGAAAAATCAATGCAAATAATTAACAAATGCCTGGAATTAACAAAATGAATAGATTAGAAGCCATTGCAGAAAAACTAAGCCAAGCAAAACTTCCTGATGTTGATTTTGAGGCGTATCTCAAAGCCAATGAAACAGACAGCCAAAAGGTTAAGCGCGTGGTTGATTACTACGATGAGATAGAAAACTTCATTGAACATGGCGATGAGATGCAAGGAAGCACTATGCCATTTTCAAAGATGAAAAACCTGTTTGGCTTTCGTGGTGGTGAAGTCACTTTATGGACAGGATTTAACGGGCATAAAAAATCTATGCTGCTTGGCTTTGTTGCAGTCAATTTTATGAAGCAGCATGAAAAAGTATGCACAGCAAGTTTTGAGATGAAGCCTATATCAACGATTAAGCGCATGACTAGGCAATACACGCATTCTCAAAACCCAAGCTATGAAGAATATGCAGACTTCATGAATTTTGCCGGCAACAATTTTTATATATTTGACCACTTAGGCGGCATTAGTCCAGATCGTATTTATGGCGTGATTATGTATTGCGCTAAAGAATTAGGAGTTAAGCATTTCATCATTGACAGCTTAATGAGGGTTATCTCTGGCGAGGACAAATACAACGAGCAGAAAGACTTTGTTGTAAAGCTATGTGAAGTGGCAATAGCAACAAATACACACATACATCTTGTACACCATGTGCGCGATGGTGACGAATCAAAGCCATCAACACGATACATGGCTAAAGGTTCTAAATCAATTTCAGACAACGTACATAACTCGTTAATCGTATGGAGTAACAAAAACAACCTAGACGATATGCCTGATGTGATTTTGAAATGCGACAAGCAGCGCGAAGGTGAGTGGGAAGGAATGATTGCGCTTGATTTTGACAGTGAATCATTGTGCTTTAGCGAAGCATTCAAAGGCTAGTAAATGTGGAAATTAATAGATAAATATCATTTGCTTAATGGGAGTATTCAATGACCTTCGAGCATACGCTAAATAAGGCGGTAAACAACAATTATGAGTTCATGCTGAAACGCTTTGCACAACTAGACCCAAATACTCGATGGCAGGTAACTGTAAGGCCGTACAAGTCAAAGCGCAGCATAGACCAGAACAGCCGCTTATGGGATTTATACACAGCGATTGGCAAGTATATTGGCGAAGATGCAGAAAGAGTGCATGAGTTGATGGGATGGAGGTTTTTGCGAGAACAGTCATCTGTAAATGGCGAAACGATATGGAAGATTAAAAGCACGACTAAGCTCAATACAGGAGAGATGGTGGAGTACCAAGATGCAATAGAACGATGGGCAAGTGAGATTGGGTTTATATATGAGCGGTAAACGTTGGACAAAAGAACAAGACGACATGATACGAGTTTTCTATCCTGATAACACGATGGCAACCATGAAAGCATTATTAGGCCGTACTGAATCATCAATCTATGGCAGGGCTGATTTATTGAATATCAGTAAAAGCGAAGCATATCTAGCTAGCCCTGCTGCTTGCAGACTAAGACGAGAAGCAACACCAGCTGGTATCGCTAATCGTTTCAAGAAAGGCATTCAAGTTTGGAATAAGGGCATGAAAGGCTTGAGCTTTAAAGGTAGCAAACCTACGCAATTCAAGAAAGGTAGTAAGCCGCCAAACTGGAAGCCAGTAGGCCATATCAGATTAACCGTTGATGGCTACTACGAAATAAAAATTGCAGAAGGTATGCAGAAATTCAAGCTACTGCATCGGGTGATATGGGAACGCTGCAATGGGCCAATACCAAAAGGAATGATTTGCACATTCATTGATGGCAATACAAAAAATTTAGAAGTAACAAACCTTACGCTTTTAACAAGAATGCAGAACATGAATCGCAACAGTTTGCACAGTTATCCAAAAGAAATAGCAGAGCTTATCCAATTGCGCGGTGCGTTAAACAGACAACTCAACAAAAGGGGAATAAACCATGAACAGCCAAAAGCTTAGAGAGCATTTATCAGCAGCATTGAAAGGCTTACAGGATGGAACGTTAGACATTGAAAAAGCAAAAGCCATTGGTGATATTTCACAGGTAGTCATCAACCTTGCCAAAGTGGAAGTTGATTTTGTACGTGCTAACGGTGGTGGGCAATCTGCGTTTTTCGTAGATTCAAAACAGATCAGTAAAACACCAACAGGAACAATTACGAGAGATGGAAACACAACCATTCATAGGTTAGTTGGCTAGTCATGAGCAAGATACGAGAAAGCGCAAGAGGTGAGCATTGCACGGTACGCCTTCCATGCTGCAACAGTAACACTGAAACAACCGTTCTGGCACATATCAACGGTATCAGATTTAAGCATGGGACAGGAAAGAAAGTAAACGACCTGCTAGGGGCTTATTGCTGCTCATCTTGCCATGACGTACTGGATGGCAGAGTAAAACATAACTTTGAGCGCGATTACTTAAAGCTGGCGCATTACGAAGGGGTGATGGAAACAATCATGAAACTAAGCGAAAAGGGGATTATATGACTGACAGCCGTATTGTTAAATTTAAAACAATTGCAGCGTTATGCACGACAGGTACGGAAGCATGGGAGATTGAAGAAGCCATAAAAGCATCAGGATATACAGCCAGGACATACGCGGATGTGATGGTTGCAGGCGGTATTCTTAGCGTGGAAAAAGTAAGAACTACAAGGCGCGGTTGCCCATGGAAACAGATATGGATTTCGGTAAAAACAGAACTTACCAATGAAGATATTGAAAGACTTATCGGGATGATTACAAAATCCAATAGGACACAGAAAGAAAGATTCAACATCAAGTTAGATGCAGAGAAAAAAGCTAGCGGCGTGTATTACAGCGAACAGGAGCAAGAAGCTATCAAGGCAGATGAAGCTAAAGGCATCTACAGACTAAGTACGCAACCAAGTAACGAGTTCATCGCAAAGATGAAAGCAACACAGTACATGACAAACCAAGAGCGCAAATCAGCTAGAGCGCATGTAAGCGGTGCTAGTTTAAGCGTTGAGTATCACAGGGTAGGTCTATGAGGGTTCGTGCAAGAAAAGACAGTAATCATGTTGAGATTGTAAAAGCCTTTCGTGATTTAGGGGCAACTGTACTGGACACTGCACAGCTAGGGAAAGGCGCGCCAGACATTATTATTGCTATGGATAGGCAAACAGTCAGTGTTGAGATTAAAGACGGTTCTAAGCCACCTAGCGCACGTTTATTGACCACTGACGAAGCAAAGTTCCATGATGAATGGAAGGGATGGATAGAGATTGTTTACACAGTGGATGATGTTGTCAGGATTGTGAACGAGATACGCGATGCTCAAAGCTAAAAGCGCAGAAACAAAATACCACATACCTAGCAGCGATAACGAGCTATTCAGAATGAAGCTAAAAGCATGGCAAGATGACAGACACTTCTCACTAAGCAAAGAGCAGCAGGCAAAGCTAGGCAAAGATGATTTTGAAATGATACAGAGGCTAGGCAATTCAATTTATGGAAAGGGCTGTAAATGACACTTGAACGCTTGATAGATTTTCACCTACCTAACTGGGCCGATTGGATGAAGCAACCAGCATCTAAGCTTGGCTATCCATCAAAGAGCCTGTGCATGTCATCAGGTGGAGGTAGTAGCGATGATGAGTTTGACCACATGTGCAGCGAAGTAGATATTAAATGCGCACAGTCTATTGATTCCATCATAGATAGCCTTTCAATGCCACAGAAAACAGCTATAAACCATGTTTGGCTGAAAGTTAAGCATCACTATCCAACTAATGATTTGGACATTGTAGAGGCTTACGACAACGTTATCAGGTTAGCGTTGAAAAGGGGCGTGATATGATTAACACAACATATATGAAAATAGTTGTTGACACGTACAATATGTAGTAGTAGAATTTTTCTTGTCACGAACCGTGTCCGAAAGAAACGTAATGTGATACATAACCCGCCAAGTGCGGGTTTTTTGTTTTCTAAGCCGCCATTGAGTGGCTTTTTTCATTTGGAGCATCCAATTGGAAGATATGCGGTTAGTTAAAATTGCTTATTCCGTTCAAAAAAATCATGCAAAAAAAAAGGGGCATAGATTTTAAATTATCATTTGATGAATGGTGGGATATTTGGAAGCCACACTATCACAATAGAGGAAGCAAAAAAGGTCAGTTCTGTATGTGCAGAATTATGGACAAAGGCGCATATGAAGTTGGCAATGTAACAATAGGCACTGTTGAAAATAATGCTCATACAAGGTCTGTTGTTAGCTTTGATAAGAAAATGAAAGATTTAAAAGAAGCATGGCAAGGATTCTCAGAGGAAATTAGAGAAGATGATGAAGATGGATGGCTTCCTAGAGAGCTTAAAAATCCATATCGGTCAATGATGTATTGAATCCTCACTAAGAGGCAATACGCCCAAAGAGGCGTTGTGTTTGCGGTCACATTCAAAACCGCGCTTATCTTATCAACGAACAAACGCACCCCACGCTATAAGACTATGCGGCCTACATCTTGGCTGGCTGGGTATAAATAGAGAAGATTTACAACAAACCGTGTTAGACAGGGGCGGTTAATCAATCACACTCATGGTTGATTAGGACTTGAGGTTAAAAGGGGTAACGCTAGTAATAGCGGTTAGGCTGGAAGGGCAACCAGATAAATAGCTACTCAAGATTACTTGTTGTATTGGAATGAGTCTAGGCAGATAGGTTAGGTTACCCCTAACCCCTGTCTAAATGACACTTTTACATTTATCCATAAGTAAAACTTATCAATAATTTAATTATGATAAGTAAAACAGTATTCACGTGGGGTGAGTTGTGAGGGGCAACACATTAAAACTGCCCACCTATTCAATAATTCAGTGAGTGTACGCACGTTAAAACACTGATAGACAACATAGAGAGTAAGCGCAACTCTGCCACGTCTGTGCCACGTGATTGTCGCAAGGCACCTATATTCAAGGATTACATTATGGCAACTAAAAATGATGTGACTGGCGATGAAATAAAATCAAAAGTACTAACAGAGCAAGGTAAGACTAATTACGATGCTATTGATTGGTCAGTAAAGCTACAAGAACCATGTAAGCAATGTGGCGAGCTTGAATGTAAATTTGAGTGTATCAACAGTAAATATTAAACAGACTGAGATGTTCTCAGGTCGCTCTATTGAGCAGGTAAGGAATCAAAATGGCTGCAAGACTTCGTAAAACTCACCAGGATGATGTTAGAACAAAAATAAAAGTAACAGAGCTAATTAACAGGGTTCAATCATACGCATTAGGCGAACTTGATGACAGTGACGTTAGCTCAAATAGATTGAATGCAATCAAATTGTTACTAAACAAAGCATTACCTGATTTACAGAGTGTTGAATTAACAGGCGATGCAAGCAATCCTGTAGCGTTTACTATATCGAAAGCAGATGCAGCCCTTTAAGCTAACCGACAAGCAATCGGAGGCTACAAACTTACTCGCAACCATCGTTACACATATCATGCTGTTCGGTGGTTCACGTAGCGGCAAAACATTTGCATTAGTACGTGCGGTATGTTTAAGAGCATTGAAAGCACCAAAGAGCAGACACGCAATCCTGCGCTTTCGTTTTAACGCAGTAAAGAACTCTATTGTGCTTGATACCTTCCCGAAGGTAATGGAATTATGCTTCTCTGGCGCAAAGTACACCATCAACAAATCAGATTGGTATGCTGAGTTTGAAAACGGCTCACAGATATGGTTTGCAGGGCTTGATGACAAAGAGCGCACAGAAAAGATTTTGGGCATGGAGTTTGTCACCATTTACCTAAACGAATGCTCACAGATTCCGTATGGTTCAGTTGAAACTGCTATCACTCGATTGGCGCAGAAGGCAGAGCAAATTGCAATAGGCGATATACCAGCGCAACAGCTCAAGCCTAAAGTCTATTATGACTGCAACCCACCGAGTAAGGCGCACTGGACTTACAAGATATTCAAAGAAAAGCGTCACCCAGAAACAAAAGAAAACTTAGCAAAGCCAGATGATTATGCATCAATGCAAATCAATCCAGTGGACAACACGGACAACCTGACTGAAGGCTATCTTGACACGCTAAAGGCATTAAGCAGCAGATCGCGTAAACGGTTTATGGATGGTGACTTTGCAGACGCAACACCGAATGCATTATTTCCTGAAGAGAACATCGACAAATGGCGCGTCACTGATGGCGTAGTGCCTGACTTTGTACGTGTGGTAATTGCGGTTGACCCTAGCGGCAGCGGTGATGCAGACAACACAGACAATGATGCAATTGGCATTGTGGTTGCTGGTCTTGGTATTGATGGAAATGCATATCTGCTTGAAGACTTGACCGTTAAAGCTGGCCCTGCAGCATGGGGCAAGATTGCTACTGATGCCTATGACAGACACCAGGCTGATGCAATCATCGTTGAAACTAACTTCGGTGGCGAGATGTGCGTGCAAGTGATTAAAGCCTCGCGGCCTCGCACCAATGTTATTAAGGTGACAGCATCAAGGGGTAAGGTAGTCAGGGCAGAACCATTCAGCACATTGTATGAGCAAGGTAAGGTCAGGCACGTTGGAACATTTAACGACCTGGAAGATGAACTGGTTGCATTCTCTACCTATGGCTATACAGGCGCAAATAGTCCGAACAGGGCTGATGCATTGGTATGGGCTTTAGCTGCATTATTCCCTGCAATCATCAAAGCACCCAAAAATGAACAAGATAAGAAGGCAGACGTACACAATATGCATCACGACTTAGGCTGGATGGGATGATGAATCTAGGCAATAGAGTATTAGGTTATGCAACCTGCAAGCTGGTAGTCAGCCAGGCAATCCCAAATATGCGCTTGATAGAGATTAACTCTCTGCACACTAATGAACATCACAGGCGCAAGGGATGGGCCACAAAGCTTATCAACAAGATATGCGATGAAGCTGACGAGGTAGGCGTGGGATTGTTGCTGATGCCTGACACAGCAGAATTACAGACATGGTACACAACACTTGGCTTTCAAACCTTACAGGAGAAGCCAGTTATTTTAATGGCTAAACCGCCTAAAGGAAAGTTTGAGTGAAAGACGATAAAAAACCGACAACACCGAGCGAGATAGTAGCGGAAGCCAAGAAGCGTTTTGAACGCGCAAAACAGGCTTACAGTTCATCACGCTTGCTTGCCGTTGAAGATACTCGCTTTGCTATGGGTGACAGTGACAATGGCTGGCAATGGCCTGAAGACATCCGCAGCACTCGCAAACTGGATAAGCGTGTATGTTTGACCGTCAACATGACTGCGCAGCATTGCAACCAGATTATCAATAACATCCGTCAGAACAGGCCTGCTGTAAAAGTCTCACCTGCTGATGACAGGGCCGATAAGAAGACCGCAGAGATACTCTCTGGTTTGATTCGTAACATACAGGTAGCAAGTGCCAGTGATGACGCACATGACACCGCAGCAGAGCATTCTGTCTATGGTGGAGAGGGTTACTGGCGCATCATTACCGAGTATGAAAGTGAAACCAGCTTTAATCAGGTAATCAGCATCAAAGCCTGCCCTAATCCTAACCTTGTTTACATTGACCCTGACTGCAAAGAGCTGGACAAGTCAGATGCTGAATGGGGTTTTGTATTTGAAGACATCACCAAAGAGCAGGCAAAGCGAGAGCATCCAGAGATTGACCCTGAATCATGGGGCGATGAAAGCAAAAAGAACGAGTGGGCCAAAGATGAAACATTTAGGCGCGCCGAGTATTTCTACTGTACTTATGTAAAAGATACAGCCTGTCTTTTATCTGATGGCTCAACCGTTCTCAAGTCTAAGCTTCAAGGCGGTGAAATCATCGTTAAAGAGCGTGAGACACAAGTTAAAAAGTGGAAATGGTGCAAGCTCGTTGGTGGGCATGACGCACCGATTGACGAGACTGACTGGCTAGGGGATTACCTGCCGATTATCTGTGTAGTAGGTAAAGAGGTCAACGTTAATGGCGACATTGTACGCAAGGGGATTGTACGTGATTTAAAAGACCCTGCACGCATGGTGAACTTCTCATATTCTGAGACAGTACAGACACTAGCTTTGCAGAACAAAGTGCCTTATATGGCTGCTGCTGAAGCAATTGAAGGCTACGAGCAGATATGGGGCGCAGCGAACAACGAAACACGCGCATACCTGCCATACAATGCATTTGATGAATCAGGCCAGCCATTACCGCGCCCAGAGCGTCAAGCGCCATCTGTTATGCCAGCAGCACAAGTGCAACTGTTACAGCTATCTACCGAGCAGATGCGAGCAGCCAGCGGTCAGCAGAATGCTAACTTCGGCATTAAATCAGAAGCATCTAGCGGCGTAGGCATTCAACGCTTGAAAGTACAAGGCGAAACAGCAACATTCCACTTTCCTGATAACCTGGCAAGGGCTTTACGCTATGAGGCTAAAGTACTTATTGACCTGATACAGAAGTATTACGACACACAGCGTGTTGTGCGTATCTTAGGCTTGGATGGTCAGGAAGAAAACGCTGTATTAAACCCTGAAATGCAACAGCCTCATCAGGAAGTACAGAACGAAGTCGGTGATATTCAGCAGATATTCAATCCACAGGTAGGCCGTTATGACGTGGTGATTGATACCGGCCCGAGCTTCCAAACACAAAGACAAGAAGCTTTTGCATCATTGACCGAAATAGCCAGCCGTAACCCTGCGTTTATGCAGATTGCTGGTGATATTATTATGCGTGCTGCTGACTTCCCGATGGCTGACAAACTTGCGGAACGTTTAGCTAAAGCATTGCCACCTAACCTGCAAGAGCAGAAGGGCGTACAAGTGCCGCCAGAGGTGCAACAGCAATTAAGCCATGCAGAGCAAGTCATGCAGGAAATGGATGCACAGATCCAGCAGCTAAACCAAGAGAAAGCACAATTAGAGCAAGAACGTAACGCTAAATTGCTGGAAGTGAAAGCAAGTGCTGAAAGTGCAGAACGTGATGCAGAGATTAAGCGCGAAAGCGAAGAGAACAAGTACGCAGTAGAGGCATTCAAGGCTGAAACAGAGCGCATGAATGTATTGCAGAACGCTATCACACCAGAACAGGTGCAAGCACTGGTCATGCAGACGATTCAAGACATGATGCAAGCACCACCGCTAGAACAAGAGATAAACGAACCGCCCATTATTGAGCAACAAGAACAGCCACCTGAAGGTGGTTTTTTTATGCCTGAAGGAAATGAACAATGACACCAGCACAAACCTACGGAACACCTACGCCAGCAGGTTCCGTTAAAGTAGCCTATACAGGCACAGCAGGCACGACAGCAGCACTGGCAGCAGGTACTAACTGCGTGCGTGTCATCAGTACAACAGACTGCTTTATTGAAATCGGGGTAAATCCTACTGCGGTAGCTGACACAGGGCTTTATCTGCCAGCATTTGTGCCTGAATATTTTCAGGTAGGCGCAGGCGTTAAAGTTTCAGCAATCCAAGTGTCATCTGGTGGCACTCTTTACGTTACACCATTTGCATAATGATAGTTAACGCAGGATTACGCAGGGTAATTGGCAGCATATTCTCGCGTGGGCGTAGCCTTGCGCTTGATTTCACTGGTGGAATATTAGACCCTCGCATTACTTTTTCTCGCACCTCAAACGCCACAATCACCAACAGTGCAGGCCAGATTGCTTATGCGCCTCATAACTTACTGTCAGCGTCAGAACAGTTTGATAATGCGGCATGGACTAAGACCACAACACCAGTTACAGCAAACAGCACAACGTCACCTGATGGAAATACCACATCCGACACACTGACAGCCGGCGGCGCAAACTCTACAACCCTGCATTCATACACTGCTATTGCACAGTCATACGTGTTTAGCATATGGATTAAACGCAGGACAGGCACAGGCGATATACAAATTAGTGCTGATGGCACAACTTATGTGACTAAAGCGATTACATCCTCATGGGTGCGATATGAAACAGCTATCGTGCCTACTGCTGGAACGAGAACGCCAGGCATCAAGATTGTAACCTCTGGTGATGCCATTGATGTATTTGGCGCGCAACTAGAAATAGGCACAACTGCAACCACCTACAACAGCACAACCGTTAAGAACCTGCTAGGCTATTCAGAGCTATTTGATAACGCCGCATGGACTAAATCCAATAGCTTTGTGCAGACTAATCTGCTGACTTATAGTGAAGATTTCACTAACGCAGCATGGTCAAAGACTACAGTCACCGCAACTGCAAACAGTATCGCAGCGCCTAACGGCTATCAGACAGCCGACACGCTATCAGCGACAGGTGCAAACTCTACCGCATTGCAGACGTTCACGGCTTCTGCTGTACCTTACACCTACAGTGTTTATCTATACCGCAAAACAGGTACAGGAAACATTGATATAACCGTAGACGGCACGACATGGGTAACGAAAGCCATTACTGCTGGCTGGACTAGGATAGATACAACATTAACCCCTGCCGCTGGAGCTAAAACCGCAGGCATTCGAATTGCCACGAACGGCGATGAAGTTTACGCATGGGGCGCACAACTCGTACAAGGTTCTACCGCAGGCAATTACCGCAGAACAGATGCCGCAGCATTGCCTGTTTATTACGCTAATCACAATGGCGTGGTGTGTGCTGAACAAATACACGCATCAGCAGGCAACGGTACATTCTTAGAGAGCTACACATCAACTGGCGGCTCTCAAACATTTAGTATCTGGCTGCGTAGAATCACTGGCACTGGTAACGTTGATTTAACAATGGACAGTGGCGCAACTTATACCACACAGACTATCAGCTCAACATGGGCAAGATACAGCGTGACATCTTCACCAACGGCAGGTGCTAAAACTGCTGGCGTAAGGATTGTAACCAGTGGTGATGTGATTCAGGCTTTCGGTGCAATGGTAGGTGATTCAGCCTCACTAGACGCTTACTCACTTAACATTGCTGCCGCACCTTCTGCCGCTGCCTACTATGGCCCACGCTTTGACTATGACCCTGTAACGCTACAGCCTAAAGGGTTATTGATAGAGGAGCAGCGCAGCAACCTTGTACTAAACTCAACCATAGACGGTGCTAACCTTGCTACTCAAAACGTTACGGTAACAGCACAGGCCTATACATTATCATTCTACGGTACAGGTCAGATTGTATTATCAGGTACGGCATCAGCTACGGTGATAGGTACAGGTGCATATCCAACACGCAAGACACTGACATTCACACCTACAGCAGGCACATTAACGCTGACTGTTACAGGTACAGTGCAATACGCTCAACTAGAAGCAGGTTCATTCGCTACATCATACATCCCTACAGGTGCAAGCCAAGTAACACGCACGGCTGATGTGGCTACTATACAAGGTAGTAATTTCTATAGCTGGTATAACCAGAATGAGGGGAGTTTTACATTAGAAGAAATAACAAATGGATTAAATACATCTATTTCTTATATCAATGTAAATGATGCTTCAACATCTAACGCAAGTGCTATCTATTATCCTAATAGTGCAAATCAAATTGCCTATGCCTATACAACTGCAACTGTAGTACAAGCAAATATTACGGTTTCTACTATTGCTACTTTGAATAATAGTAAAAAAATTGCGGCTGGATATTCACAAAATAATTTTAATGTTGCGTCAGGTAATACATTAGGAACTACTGATAGTTCTGGAACTTTAGCAATTATGTTTCAAATGAATATTGGCAGAAATGCATCAGGAACAGCATCAAGTTTATTTAATGGAACTATTAAGTCCATCTCCTACTACAACACACGCCTCTCTGATGCAACGCTCAAAGGATTAACAGCATGACTGACTTCTACCTGAAATTCTCTGATGAAGCCGAAGCTAATACAGTATTGGCAGATTTACAAGATTACTCCATTGATGTGATTGGCACTGTTTACAAGAACGATGTAGCAGTGCAGGGCTGGCACGTTAATTTACGAGGTGCTGAAACAGACGCATTTTTGCCTTATGAAACATTCCCAAAATCACCAGATAGGATATTCGCATGAGTGAGCAGACTATTGTAATCGTGCTGACTGTCATCTTAGGCTTATTACAGTTTGGTGATTGGTATACAACGCGCACTGTACTTGCTAAGGGCGGTATCGAGGCTAACCGACTGGCACGTAAGGTGATGAACGTATTAACCGTTGATGGTTATCTGGCACTGAAAGCAATTATCACTACTGTATTTGGCTATTACGCAGGATTTGCGGCATTGCCTGTACTTGTCACATTGGTGGCTTTATATATTTTTGTAGTAGTGCATAACATCAGACAACTTTAGCAGTAAAGCCTACTGGGTGGCTTTAACCCTGGTCTTCATACGCAGTGATGCGCTGAAAGGAAACACAAGATGTCAGAACTAGAGACAGGCCAAGACACGGCTATTGTAAGCAATGAAGATAAACCACTGGAAGCTAATCCAGAAAACTTAGCGGCTCCAACGGAAGGCACTGACACTCCGAAGGATGAATCTAGTCAGGCTGAAGATAAGAAGTTCACACAAGCTGAACTTAACGAAATCATTCAGAAAGAGAAAGCGAAAGCAGAAGCTAAAGCAGAGCGTAGGGCATTAAAAGCCTATCGTGAGACTTTAGAACGGTTCGCGCCACCTCAACAACCGCAACCAGCAAGACAGGCAAGCGATAGACCAACACAAGCAGACTTTGCGAATGTGGATGACTACGTTGAAGCCATGACCGAATGGAAGCTAGGGCAAGCTAACAAGCAATACCAGCAACAACAGCAACAGGAGCAACACAAGACTATCACCCAGAAGACTGAATCTATCTATGCGGAAGCAGAAAAGATTGATGGCTTTGACCGTGAAGCCTTTGACGAGTTACCGCTTACTAAAACCATTGCGGAAGCTCTGATTGATAGTGATGTTCCAGCTAAGTTGATGGCGCACTTGTCAGCAAACCCAGAAGAAGTGGAACGGATTATTAGCCTCAGTCCATCACGCCAAGCAGTAGAAATTGGCAAGATTGAAGCTAAGTTAGCTTCTGCCCCAAAAGTAAGCAATGCCCCAGCACCTATTAAGCCAATCGGTACGCGAGGCGGTTCTACCAATAATGACGTTAATAAAATGTCAATGGAAGAATACGCTGCATACCGCAAGCAACAAGGCGCACAGTGGGCACGATAGTTTAACGCTCTAACGCTGTGAAGCGCCGAGCATCCTCATTTTAACGCTGTGAAGCGCAAAGGAAATCAATATGTCTAATAGTTTAGTCACCTGCTCAGTGGTTGCGAAAGAATCACTGGCAATTTTAGAAAATATGTTGGGCTTTTCTGCCAATGTAAACCGCGACTGGGAAGATGAATTCACTGGCAATATGTCACGTGGTTACGCTCCTGGTTCTACCATCAACATCAAAAAACCACCACGCTACACATATCGTGCAGGCCGTGTTGCAGTGCCACAGTCAACCACTGAAAGCACAATCCCATTGACACTGTCTCAAGGCGGTACTGACCTGAACTTTACAAGTGCAGAGCGTACTTTGTCATTGACTAAACTTGAATCAAAACTTCAAGCAGCAATGGCAACCGTAGCCAACGAGATTGACCGTCAGGGCTTGGACTTGGCTCGTACATCAGTGTTTAACGCATTGAACTCAACTTACGCATCACCAAATACACAAGCTTTGGCAATCGGTGCTGTAACTGATATCAACCGCAGACTGGATGAAATGGGCGCACCGCGCGACCGTCAACGTTCATTGGCTTTGTCACCAGCATTGAATGCTAACTTCGTAACTGGCTTTGCAGGCCTGTTTAATGGTCAATCACAAATCAGTAAGCAATTTGGCTCGGGCGTGATGGTTGATTCATTAGGCCTTAGCTATGCAATGGACCAGAACGTGGCAACACACTCAAACGGTGCAGGTACAGCTTCAAACGTGAACGGTGCAAACCAGACAGGGGCGACTATTACTGTAGCAGCGACAGGTGCTGGCACTATCACTAAGGGTACTGTTATTACATTGCCTGGCGTGTATGCTGTAAACCCACAATCACGTCAGTCTACTGGCGTATTAGCTCAATTCGTGATTACTGCTGACGTGGCTCAAGGCGCAACATCATTGCCAATCAGCCCAGCAATCGTAACATCAGGCGCATTCCAGAACGTAACAGCATCACCTACTACTGGTCAGCCTTTCGTTATCTTCGGTGCTGCATCAACTAACTATAGCTGCTCAGTTGGCTACCACAAAGATGCATTCACTTTGGCATCAGTGCCATTGTGGGCCCCTCCAGGCGGTAAAGGCGTGATTGACGTTGCTCAAGAAAGCTACAAAGGCCTGAACTTGAAAGTAACCGAGTTCTACGATGGCATCAATGATAATTCAATTATGCGTATCGATATCTTGTTTGGCTTTGCTGCCACTTACCCAGAGCTAGCAGTTAAATACGCTTTGTAATCAATTAAGCCCTTCGGGGCTTTTTTACTTTAAGGAATAAATATGACCATCGCTTTATCAAAAGGCTACGCTGGCTTAGCTGCTGGCTCAGTAGTCAAGCTTACTACTCAGGTAGAGGCTGCTTTAATTGCTCAAGGCTTTGCAACCACATCAAGTGCTGCACTGACCAATGGCGCTCAAACCAATAACCTTAACTCAGGCACTGTGGCAATCGCTGCTGGTGCATCTTCAGTGGTTGTTACCAACAGCCAAGTGGATGCTAACAGCAAGATTTTTGCAGTAGTGGCGCAAGCTGCGGCTGACGGTACTTTGCTACGTGTTGAACGTATCTTGCCTGCTGCTGGTTCATTCACTATCTACGGTACAGCCAACGCAACGGCTGACACTTATGTAGACTGGATTATCCTGAACCCATCAGGCTTGACTGCACAGAAGGCTTAGTAGTTTTTTAGCAGGGCTTCTTACGAGGCTCTGCAATAAAGATTACTGGAGGATATATGGCGACTGCTCAAACCATTGTATATGACGCGCTCAAAGAGATTGGCGTGCTTGGCGAGGATGAAACACCATCAGCATCAATGGCTGACGATGCCTTACGCGCATTGAACCGTTTGATGGAATTGTGGAGTAATGACCAAGCCTTCGCATATGTGGCAAATACAGTGTCACGCGCCATGACCACAGCACCAAGTTTCACCATTGGCCCTACAGGTGACGTTATCGCTGACAGGCCGATTGACATCGAGACTGCAACCGTTGACCTAAACGGCATCACTTATCCTGTAAAAGTCATCAGCAACATTGAATATGACAGCATCACCTATAAGGGCGCATTCGGCTCTTATCCTACATACATCTATTACGCAGGCACAATGCCTAATGGCACAGTGTACACATGGCCTTTAGCCTCTAACTGTACGCTGAATATGCGCGTATTGAACATCGTCAACAGCTTTGCAACCCTTGCCACCACCTTACTCATGCCGCCTGGCTATGAAGAAGCGTTAATCAAGAATCTTGCAGTCAACATTGCCCCTCAATATCCTGGCGTAGTGGTATCGCCTATCACTATCAATGCCGCTAGAAACTCATTTAAAGCCCTGCAACGCACGAATAACGTTATCCCATTGCTCAGTGTTGATGGAATGCTTTTAAACCGTCATGGCGGCAATATTGCCGCATTTATCGGTGGTTACTAATGCGCTATCCGCTATTTGGCATTGGTCAAACCAGCAAATCGGTATCAGTCACAGCTGAATCACGCACTAATCTTTATCTTGAATTTGTAACAGATGAAGATAAAAGCAAAGTGATTGCCTACGGTACGCCAGGACTTGACCTGTTCACCTCATTTGGAGACAGCCCTGTACGTGGCGGCATGGAATTGGGCGACTATAACTATGTAGTGCATCGCGGTACATTGTGGGAAGTAAACAACGCTGCTGTAGCAGTCAATCGTGGCACGCTGGACACAACAGCAGGCCGTGTCTCGATGACCAATAACGGCAACACAATACAAATCGTTGATGGCTCATTTGGCTACACCTACAACACGACCACTAACGTGTTTACCAAGATTACAGACGTTAATTTTGTGCCTGCACAGACGAACACATGGATTGATGGCTATTTCATCACTGACCAGCGCGGCTCTACGGATAAAACCAAGTGGGGCCGTTATTCATGGTCAACCGATGGCCTGACTTACAGCGCATTGAACTTTGCATCAGCAGAAGCTAACCCTGACAAGATAGTGCGCGTATATAACGACAACCGTGAACTGGTTTTATTCGGTGACGTGACCACTGAGTTTCACTCTAACTCAGGCGCATTAGACCTGCCATTTGTACGTCAGGCGGTGATTGAATGGGGCTTGGCTGCGGTCAATAGTGTGGCAAAGATGAACGGCTCTATCATCTATTTAGGCCGTAACCGCATGGGTAAAACACAGGTGCTGGTATTGAATGGATACACACCGCAGGAAGTATCAAACCAAGAGATAAGCAACACGTTTGACAGCTACGGCGATATATCAAACGCATCAGGCTATTCGTACATGCTGGGTGGTCATCCAATGTACGTGCTTAACTTCCCGACTGTGGGCAAGTCATGGCTATACGATGGCTCTACCAATCTATGGTCAAAACTAAGCAGCGGATTGACACAATCCCAGTATCTAGGCAACTTTGCCAACACGTTTACGGTAGTGAGCAAAGTCCTAGTGTATGACTATTCTAACGGCAATATATACACGATTAACGCTAACACTTATACCGACAATGGCGCACCTATCGTACGTGAAATGTCATCACGCCATATATTTGATGAAAAATATCACTCAATAGGCCGCATCTGGCTGGATATGGAAACTGGCGTAGGGCTGGTGAACGGTCAAGGCTCTAATCCTCAAGTCATGCTGAAAATATCAAAGAACGGTGGCAGGACTGCGCCAGTTGAAAGATGGGCGGCACTTGGCAAGATAGGCTCTTATATTGCGCGTGTGATATGGAATAGACTTGGTGCAGCGCGTGATTTTGTGGTGACTGCACGTATCACTGACCCAGTAAAAGTAGTGATTATTGGTGCATGGGTAGATATGCTATGAACGTCACGCAGCCTACACAGAACCAGCCTGTACAGAACGGTGATTCAGTAGACCGTAACTGGTACACGTTCTTTATCAATGTACGTAATTACATCAACTGGAACTCCCAAAGTGGGACTACTGCCAACAGGCCGACACAATTCCTGATGGTAGGCCAGCAATACTATGACACAACGCTCGGCTATCCAGTGTTCGTGCATAGCGTCAGCCCTGTAATATGGCATAACGCAGCAGGGGCTGCTGTATGAGCTTTATTGATGCCCTGGCGCACGATTTACAGTTAAGCAATACACATGCATCAGTAGATGATTTTAAAGCGTTTCTGGCGCTTTGTAAGATATGGCAGTATGAATGGGGTGCAATCATGGCGCTTGAAAATGATATGCATATCCATGTGTTCAGCCATTACCGCAGAAAAGTATTTTTAAGAAAGCCGCTCAGAGAAGTGGCTTTTTTTATGTTCAATCAGTTTGAAACAATCACTACATCTATTATGAAAACAAAGCCAGATGCGCTTTTGTTTGATTTGCGTATGGGGTGGAAACTAGACCATGAAGATGAAACTGGATGGCATTTGACGATGAAAAAAGAGGATTTTAAATATGTTTAATAATAGATTTAATCGTTTAATGCCTCACCCTGGCTATAACGATGTAGGCTCAGTGGTAAGTGCTGGCGCATCCATCATTGGCGGTGCGATGGGTTCAAGTGCTGCCAGTGATGCCGCAGACGCACAGGCGCAAGCGGCAGCAGATGCGGCGGCAGAACAAAGGCGTGAGTATGACCTTAACCGTCAGGACTTGCAGCCATACCGTGAAGCTGGCGCATCAGGTGTTAATAAACTTGCCTATCTGCTTGGATTGGATGTTCCTGCAAATGGCTCAAGCGGCACGCCACTATCTGAAGCTGAGTGGAATAAACAGAATAATCCATATGGTTCATATAGTGGTAACTGGAACGGTACGCCATATAACATTTTCTCTAATCCTGATGTAGGCAGGTCTCCTATACAGCATGACCTGTTTGGATTTAAAACAAATACAGGAACTGGCAATGGGGCATGGGCAAATAGAAATGGGAGCTATCAAGACTATCTGAATAAATACAATGCTGACAATCCTGCAAAACAAAAAGACAGCACCTTCGGCTCATTGCTCAAAAAGTTTGACCAGAATGATTTAAACAATGACGTGGTATATCAGAACGGACTTAAATTTGGCTTAGATCAGGGCACAGGCTCTATTGATGCGAGGGCAAGGGCCAGTGGCTCAAGTGATAGCGGTGCAGTCCTGAAAGAGCTGACGCGCTACGCCAATGACTATGGCTCAACCAAAGCCAATGACGCTTACAACCGCTATACCGCAGACAACAACGGCATCTACAACAAACTGGCTGGCGTTGCTGGTGTTGGACAGACTGCAACCAACACAGGCGTACAGGCTGGGCAACAATCCGCTAACAACATATCCAACATTCTGCAAAGTGCAGGGAATGCGCGTAGTGCTGGCATTATCGGTGCTAATAACGCATGGTCAAATGCAATGGCAGGCGTGGCGAACCAGAACTGGGGCTATACGCCGAATGCTTATGGCAGCGGCCCAGTGGGTACGAATGGCGCAGGCGGCACTGGCATAATCTGGAACTAAGGAAAATATATGGCACTTGATGCGAATATCATACTGGGCGTACAGCCTCCCAAAATCATGAGCGGTGATGAGCGTGCTGCAAATGCCTCAAAATTACAGTCCTTGCTGCTTGGCAATCAAGAGGCGCAGATGAAGATGCAGGATTATCAGCGTCAACGTGCGGAAGAAGATGCACTCAAAGACTATTACAGACAGAACCCGAATGCCACAGGTGAACAGTTGCGTGGTCAAGGATATGTAAAGCAGGGATTTGATGCGGATAAATTCAAAGGAGAACAAGCTAAGAACCAAAGCGAGATACAAGCCAAAGCCATTGAGACAGCGCACAAAAAAGCTGATTTGTTCGGTCAGGCTGCTGGCTATGTGAAAAATAATCCTACACCTGAAAACGCACACGGTGCGATTGACCAGTTAGCCAGTATCGGGGCATTAAGCCCAGAGGAAGCAGCGCAGGCGCATAAATCAGTACCGCAAGACCCAGCAGGCATTTCAGCATGGGCAGCACAGCACTATCAATCAGCACTGGCAGCCAAAGACCAGTTACCTAAGATTGATACGCAGAATCTTGGCGGCTCTCATGTGACGCAATCCGTTGACCCTGTAACAGGTCAGGTGAAAGTGCTTAACACAATGGCAAACTCACAAAGCCCTGACAGTATCGCATCTAATTTCAGGCAGGCGGCTGAAGGTGCAGCAAATCGTGCGGTACAGATGCGCGGTCAGAACTTGGCTGATGCAAGGGCTAAAGAGACTAACCAGCTAGGCAAGGCACCTAATGGCTATCAATGGAGTGCAGACGGTTCAAGCCTGATTCCTATCCCTGGCGGCCCTGCTGACAAAGCAAAGAACATGAACGAATCACAGTCTAACGCTAACATTTTCTATGGCAGGGCCAATGAATCAAACAAAATACTGAATGACCTGCAAGGTAAATACTCAGTAGGTAAACTTGGTGCCAAACGTGGGGCAGAAGGTATATGGGGGATTGGTGCAGCATTAGGGGCCGCAGGTAACACTATGCTTGGCCCTAACGAGCAGCAAGTGGAACAGGCACAACGAGATTTTGTAAATGCTGTATTGCGTAAAGAATCAGGCGCATCTATCAGCCCGTCAGAATTTGAAAATGCTTATAAGCAGTATTTCCCTACAATTGGAGATTCAGAGCGCGTGATTAAACAAAAAGCAGATAATAGGCAGAAAGAATTGGAAGGTTTATTAACTGCGACAGGCAAAGATTCTACAAAGCAAAATTTTATGCCTAAAAATGAATCTATGCCGACTAATACAGGATGGTCAATTAAGAGGGTTCCATAATGGCAAAATTCAGAATCACAGCACCTGATGGAACTAACTATGAAATTACAGCCCCTGATGATGCGACAGAAGAACAGCTAATCTCATACGCTCAAACACAATCAAAAGCGCAACCGACAGCACAGCCTGCAAAATTAAAGCAAGTATCATCCCCTAACTGGATAGAAGATAAATTGGCTAAACTGCCAAATATCATATCACCTGAAACAGAAAGCAAAGTAAAGAGCTTTGTTGCTGGCATGGCAGACCCTAGTGTAGGGGCATTACAATTAGGGGCAAACCTTTTAGGGCAGGGTGATAAAGTAAACAAGGCTATTGCTAACAAAGAATCTGAAATCAATACAGACCGTAATGCAGTTGGCAGGGATGGCGTGGATTGGCTTAGATTGGCTGGTAATGTTGGAAGCCCTGCAAATCTTATCATGGCTTCACGCTTTGGGCAGGCTGCAACTACAGGTGCAAGGGCTTTGCAAGGCGCTCAAGTTGGCGCGATTGGTGGATTGACTGCCCCTGTTGCTAGCGGTGATAACTTCTTTGGCACTAAAGCCATGCAGACAGGAGGCGGGGCTGTAGCTGGTGCTGTAATGGCCCCTGTAGCTGGCAAACTTGCCGATGTTGTAGGCAATGCGGTAAACAAAGTTAGATTGTCTAATACCGCCAATGTAAGTCAGGCTGATGTTGATAAGGCTATCACTAATGCGCTGACAGAAGTTAAGCAAAACATCAATGATATTGACCCAACTATCCTGCAAAACATACGCCAGCAAGTAGCGGATAGCCTGCGCGGTGGAAAAAATCTTGATGTTGCGTCTGCATTCCGTAAAGCTGATTTTGATGCACTTGGTATGCAAGGCACAGAAGGGCAGATAACACGAGACCCTATCAAGTTTGCGCGTGAAATGAATCTGCGTGGCGTGAATGGCGTTGGTGAACCTATTCAGATGCGCTATGACCAGCAAGCACAAATCCTGCAAAACAAGGTAGGCGCATTGAAAGATGGCGCATTGGAAGCATACCCTGCTGGCGCTCAACTATCAGGCACATTAAAGAACACTGATGAAGCATTGAGAAAGAACGTCACTAATCTTTATACGCAAGCACGTAATTCTGCTGGCAAGGATTTAGACGTGCCACTGCAAAATCTGGCACAGGACTATGCCGCTGTATTGGATAACTTTGCTGACAAGGTTCCTGCTGGCGTTCGTAACCAGTTTAGACAGTTAGGGCTTGAAGATGGCAAACAATTAAAACAGTTCACCATTGAAGGTGCTGACAAGATTCTTAAAGTCATCAGCGATAACAGGGGCACAGACCGTGCCACTAATCTAGCATTGGATAAGTTGTCTCAATCAGTTAAGAACGCAGTATTAAGCGTTGATTCATCTGGTGGCCCTTATGCCCCAGCAGTTAAAGCTGCGGCAGAACGTTTCAGAATGCAAGATGCTATCCCAGCACTAAAGGCGGCATCTAATGGTGATATAGCGCCTGATGACTTTGTGCAGAAGTTCATTGTCAACGGCAAGACGGAAGAAGTCAATAAACTGGCATCATTGCTCAAGACTACTGATAAGAGTGCGTATGACCAAGCAAGAGCGCAAATAGGCGCATCATTGTATAAGGCTGCATTTGGTAACAATGCGGCAGGTGATAAAGCAATTGCTGCAGAAAGATTTGGCAATGAACTTAACAAGTTTGGTACAGATAAGCTTGCAGCATTCTTTACTAAAGATGAAATTAGTCAGTTAAAGACAATTGAGCGTGTGGCGGCATATCGTGGCAGTACACCATCTAATGCGCCTGTAAATTACTCTGGCACATCAGCAGCACTTGTGAATTTATTGAAAAAGATTCCTGGCGTTCCTGCTGTGGTTTCACTCGCTGACGCGGCTAAAACTACCATCAATAACGGCAGTGCTGTTAAGTCTGCGCTGGCGGCTAATGTTCCAACGACTGCTGCCACCGTTGACCCTAAAGTATCTAATCTTCTTTCCAAGCTTCTTGTTGGTGGCACTCTTGGGGTTACGTCTGGGGCTGTAAGACAATAGAAAGCCGTATAAAGCTACACCAACGACAGATGCAATACCTTGTAATGCTATTTGTGTGAATTCCATAGCAACCCCTAGCCGCCTTAGTGCGGCTTTTTTATTGGATAAAATATGTCTGTAAATCTATCACCGATATTCAACGGCACGCAATTTAAAAGTGACGGTACGCTGGCCTCTGGCTATAAGATATACACTTATGCAGAAGGTTCAAGTACACCGTTAGCCACTTATACTACATCTTTGGGGGACGTACCGCAAGCCAACCCGATTGTACTGAATGCAAGGGGTGAACCACCTAGCCAGATATGGCTGACTTCAGGCGCAGGCTATAAGCTTGTACTGACCACAGACTTAGGCGCTGTGGTAGTCACTGAAGATAACATAAGAGGGGTGAATGATACAATATCTAGCGTTGACCAATGGCTTGTAAGCGGCTTAACGCCTACTTATGTTAATGCTACACAGTTTACATTAACTGGCGACCAGACAACGGCATTTCACGTAGGCCGCAGAATTAAGCTGCTAGTATCTGCTGGTACCATTTATGGAACCATAACAGCTAGTGCTTACGGTGCAGTAACGACTATCACCGTCAAGACCGATACAGGCGCGATTGATGCAGGTATCAGTTCCGTCAGTCTTGGCCTGATTACTGCTACCAATGGCTCATTGCCGACAATCAATTATTCACGCATGGCAGTTGCCGCGACTGCTACGACCACGCCACTATGGGCCAGCACCAATGTACAGGATTGGTCAGGCACGCCGACTATCACTGCATTCCCTGCGGCATCACAGGCAGGCTCACAGCGCATCGTTTACCCTGCTGCTGGCACTATCATTACACATGGCGGCAGTATCAGCGTGCAGGGCGCAGCAAACTACACGATAGAAGCAGGCGATGAGCTGACTATCACAGCAGTCACCACTTCAACATTTACAGTTGCAATCAAGAAAGCTAATGGCTATGCAGTTACACAGCAAATCATATCAAGCAAAATTCAGCCTATCACAGCCATCGTAGGTTCAAGTGCGCTCACAATCACATTAAATGCCACTAACATTGATTTCAGGTCAGCAACATTAGGTAGCGGTACAGTCAATACTAGACAGATTGCCAGCCCTATCAGCGTAGTGGTTTCAAGCGGCTCAACGCTAGGCACTGTCAGTGCAACGCAGTCATTGCTTGCAGTGTTGGCTATTGATAATGCGGGTACAGTTGAATTGGCAGTTGTAAACATTGCAGGCGGGAATAATCTTGATGAAACAACGCTTATCAGTACAACGGCAGAAGGCGGGGCAGGGGCAGCAGATAGTGCCAATGTCATCTATTCAACTACAGCCAGGGCAAGCGTTCCGTTCAGGATTGTTGGTTATGTTGAATCTACACAGGCCACAGCAGGCACATGGGCTACTGCCCCTAGCAAAATTCAAGGTGCTGGCGGTCAAGCATTGCAGCATATTGGCGCGATAACAACTGGAACAGCGCAAGCTACAACATCAGGTGTGACAGTTGATATTTCAGGCATCCCTAATACGGCTAAATCAGTGACGTTAATGTTATTAGGCGTATCGACTAACGGCAGTTCCCCAGTTGTTATCAGGCTAGGCACAGCAGCAGGAATTATAGCTACTGGATATTTAACAGGAACTATTGGCGGCAATGGCGTAGGCACTGCTGTAGCAAATAATACCACTGGGTTTCAGGTTGAGGCAGGCTCATTATCTGCGGCTGCAACTGTACGTCATGGCTCAATTACTTTTAATTTATATGGAACTGATACATGGGTTGGGAATGGATTAGTCGGAGGTAGTAACACTGCTCAAATAGGAATGGTTGCAGGTTCCATTGCATTAGGTGCGCCTCTAACACAAATCAGAATAACAACATCAAACGGCACTGATGCATTTGATGCAGGTGCTATCAATATATCGTATCAATAAGCCCATCAAGAGGCACGAAATAACAACAATAAAAACCATGACTAGAAAGGCCACTAATGGAATATTTAATCGCAGTCAAAGCGTGGGCAGGCGCAACTATACCAGCCGCTATCGGTTCACTTCTATCACTCTACGTTAGCAAGGAAAAAACAGCAGCGATGAAACGGTGGGAACTGTTCTTTGTGTTTTTATCAGGAATAGCTCTAGCGCATTACATTGGCGGGGCTGCTATCGAGTACAGCAAGATAGATGCTCACGGACTGATTGCAGACGCTATCAAATTGACCATTGGCCTGCTAGGCATGGCAACCATTACCAACATATTCACGCAGTTACCTTTAGCGGTTGAAGGCTTGCGTAAGAAATGGACTGACTAATGCTTTATTTAGCTCTATTTGGCGCGTGTATCGCTGTGGAACTAAGCCCGAAGATACACACTGACAACATACTCAAGAAAGTGGCTATCGGCTTTATTGCGGTAGGTGCGCTGGTTGAATATTCAGGCAGGCATTCGTTATTCGTTGAGATTGGAATCTTGACCTACTTAGCAGCTAATCTTTGCACTGCATACTGTACGAAGCCTAGACGCAGGAGTGCTGACCGATGATTACTTTAGACCAATATGCAGGTGTTTGGAAGCATCACGTTGACTGGAACGGTGCTTGTCAGCATGCGGCTGAATTGTTATTAGATCGTGTAAATAGATTGCTTACACAGTATGAATCTGAAAAGAGGCCGCTTGATGTAAACAAAAAGACAAACACGAACATATCAGGCGAGGTTTATGGTGGTTTCAGGCCGTTAGATTGCCAGATAGGGGCCAAGCAATCAAGCCATAAATTAGGCATGGCAGTTGATGTTTATGACCCATATAACACGATAGATATTTGGATAGATGCCAATCCTAGTGTACTGGAAAAATATGATTTATATCGTGAGCATCCAGTCAGCACAATGACATGGTGTCATTTGTCCACAAAAGCACCTAAATCAGGGAAAAGGACATTTATACCATGATATTCCTATGGCTACTACGCATTAAATCAGTTTTAAGTACCGCTATAACGTTCATAGCGGCTCATTGGCAAGAGTTCATAGTGCTGTGCTTATGCTTGGCTATCTTATGGTACAGAAACGCTTATATCGCTGAAAAAGGCAAGTTTGAAGCACATATTGCTGCCGATAAGAAAGCCTATGAAATGCGCGTGATTGAGAACCGTATCAAAGAAGGCGTACATGCCAAAAATATAACTGAACTCAACAACCTACACAGTAAAGAGATTGAAACCATAAGGGGTGACTATGCGAAACGTAACAAGAACGATGCTATTACTATTGCCGATTTGCGTAAGCAGTTGCGCGACAAACTCGCCGCCGATAGCTTTGGATTGCCCACATCCCCAAGCGATACCGAAAGAGATACCGAAGTATGGCGAAGCAGTTACGCAGCCTCTCTTGGAAAATATGAAACACTAAGAGAAGCTTGCGCTATTACCACGGCAGATTTCAACGCATTGCGTAAGTGGTCAGATAGTACATGTCAATTGGTAGGTTGCAAGTGATATATATATAAATCATTATAGTTAACATTAGACGGGTTAATGTTTATTTTATTGAACAGTTAGGTGTGTGCATTTTTCTGCCTGATTGTGTGCATTATGCACATTCTATGCGTTCTATGCGCTAGGTTTTATAAGGCTTTGAGCGTGTGCATAGTGCGAATGACGCACTCTTAATCCGTTTGTCGCGAGTTCGAGCCTCGCATCCCCCACCAATACTGGCGCGGTTTTTATTGATATGTAAAGTGTGCATTAACAAATTATTGTGCATTTATTTGTTCATTTATCCAATTTTACGGATTGCATCAGCCAGTGTAGATGTTGATAGATGTGCATAGCGTTTCGTGCTGGTAGGGTCTATATGGCCTAATACAGCGCCGACTGTATAAAGGTCTACGCCTGAATTAATCATTGCTGATGCCGTGCTATGGCGTAGGTCATGGAATGTTACATTGTCATAGCCTGTTAGCTTCTTAGCGCGTGTATAGTATTTATGCAATGTCCACTTTCCTATGTTCACTGGGATATACTTTTTAGCTGCTGACAATATCTTTGAATGTATTGGTACAAGGCGTGGCTGTCCGTTCTTAGTCGTTCCCAAGTAAAAGCAATCATCCTGAATGGTGGCTTTGAATATTTCACCCATCCGCATACCGCTATAAAAAGCAATCCTGATATATGGCCTTACGCGCCTGTCTGCTACTTTCGCTATCTTTAGCATATCCTTACGCTCGATATATACATGGCGCTGATTGTTCACCTTTGGCATGGTTAAGCGTGATGCAGGGTCAGAATCACCTAGATTGTGATGTTTATATGCATACCTACAGGCAGCGCGTATATAGGCTATACGGTTGCGTTTAGTGGCCTCTGACACGTTTTCTTTACGGATTGATATAGATACGTCAGTGAGTTGCGTTAAGAGCTTTCCAGTGTAGTGCTGATGGTCTGCTTCTAACTGTCTGATGACACCTTCACCATATTTCAGGTGAGGGCATCTGTTTTGAATGTAGAGTAGTACGGCTTGGTCTATCAGTGGAGTTTCATTTACACCAAGCGCAAATTGTGAGTAGATTTTTGCTGATTCTTTTTTGTCGAAGTCATCGGCTTGCTGCGCTGTCCACCCTTGCGGAAGTAGCTTTGTAGCGCGGATACGCTGTCCGTTAACGATACGGTTAAATGAGAACCGCCAGCGGCATTTTGATTTGAACACCGACATTTTGCTTTATATTCCTCAACATCTGCAAGCTCGTATCTTACAGCTCGACCAATACGATAACACGCGATTGGCAACTGGTAAACTGTCCTGGCACTGATGCCTAGAATCTTAGCCACATCTTTAGCAGTTAGTGTCATTATTCCTCTCTTTCTCTTTACACCCATCACACCCACTATCCACAATATCTTTCTGCTTGATGTATTGGCAGTTTCTAGTGAGTTTATTAGTCCAGCTTACGTTACCCTTGCTGTGATAGATTAAATCATGCTGTAAGCGATTAGGGGCTATGGTAGAGTGGCATCCGTTCATGATGTACCTTTCAATGCGCGGATTAGCTCTGATGCAAGCTCACAATCCGTAAAGTCATCGACAATTAATGCACATCTTTCAATCACTTCATTCTCAAACTCTGTTAGTGATTGTTCTGGTGTTGAGGTGAGGGCTTTGTCAGCTTTATGTAGTGCATTATTCTCACTAATAGTTATATTTCCTCCAACATCAAAAATATCTCTCATAGTATTTAAAGCCTCACGCAATTTGTTATTAGATGCTTTGAGTTCGGTGATTTTATTATGCTGGTAAATATAACTTCTACTAGTTTCTTCTGCTGTTTCTGTCATGCACTTTATTGTAGATTGCAATGATTTTATTGATGGCTCTGCACTCGGCAGCTCGCTAGAGTCAGTATGTTTAATTCCCAACGCTCTACATGCAATAGCCCTAGCTACACCAAAGTTTAAGGTAGTACCTCTAAGGGTATTTATTTCATGTAATGCCTCTTTCAACTCCGCAATTTCACGCTCACTCTGTTGGGTGGCGGCTTGCCATGCTTTCCATGCTAAATGTTTATTAATTTGTAGCATGTGCATATCATCGTAGTTTTTTACATCAATGAGTTTTTGTAATTCCGATTCAAACCACTTCTCAAACGCCTCGTTATTTTGTTGTGTCATGGATAATCCTTTGTTTTTTACCGTCATCTAACCCGATTTGATAGCCCCAATTCCAACAAATACCGCAAACTACAAATATCATTACCAAACATAAAAATAAAAGCATCTTCTTTACTCCTTCTCAATTAGTGCGCGGATTTCTGCTTCTATTTCTTCGCAAATATTAGCCGCAAACGGTTCTGCAAACTCTCTATAATCTTTTGCTTTATCTTTGCAAATACTAGCCGCCTTCTCTAGCGCAGCTTTCACGGGTTTGGGTTGTGGTGGGGCGGTGTAGAGTGGTTTATACCCTAAATGACTACCATTCTTAGTTGGTGGCTCATATTTTGTTACGTGATGTACTACCCCATTATCATAAAATAATGCCCAAGCTACTGGTTCACATTGCTCAACGGCTGGTGCGTTGGTGATTATGTCTATGGCTTCTGATAGAGTAATTTCTGATACCGCATTGCTAAAATGTAATCTTTCCAACAACGCTTTCCTGCTGATTAAATCACTCATGGTTTAGTCCTTATCCCGCATAAATTTGATATAAATATCTAGTAAATTATTAATAATCAATAACCACAAGTACGCTATAAATAACCAGTAAAGCCATTCAGGTGTTATGAGAGTGATCATTGATTCAACTCCTTCAATTTAGCTTCAATGGCTCTGGCACCCTTATAAAAAGCTTCTTCTAATAAGTCATGGTCTATGTATGGGCAAAGTTTAAATATTTCTTCATCACTCAACCCTACCCACTCTTTGCTTATTGGTGATGTGTAAAGAGGAATCATTTTAAATTGTGGGTGTTCTCGTTTATGCCAATCCAAAGCGTCTTTATCCTCGTTTAAGTAGTGCTTATGTATATAAGCCACTGGCTCACACTTCTCTATATCTGATAGTGCGGATTTTGCCTTAATTAATATTTCAAAATCATCAGCCCTTTGTGAATATTCTGTTAGGTATTCATCTAATAATACAATTGCTACATTCAACGCTTCTGCTGTACTCATAGTGTTAGTCCTCAAAGTCTTTATTGTTAATTATGTTTATGGTCTTAGCGTTGCGTTATGCCGTAATCACCGATTACTCACAATAATCGCTAATTTCTTCTATTCGCGCATCACCAATAGGCTCTTTATGCTTATGAATAACCCATATATTTTTAGTTGAATGAGTGTGTAAATATCCAATTTCACAATGTTCTGTCATGCACGTAGCAGGGGATAAGTCATTAACTTTGCAACCACATACGCCACCTTGAAATAAACCGCCATAGCCTTGTTCTTTTAGAGCGTTGCTTATTAATTTGATAACATTCATAGCCATTCCCTTTCGGCACGATTTAATTTAAATTCACTACACTAATTAACAAAATAATAGGTTTAACAAACATTCTTACGTGTTCTAAAAGTTACAATATCTCTCACTGTACTTACACCACAGTTGAATTTATTAGCCAGATAACCATAGCCACGGACATAAGCTAAATGCAGCTTTCTTATCTCTCGTACCTGATCATCTGTTAGCTTGCATAAGTGTTGGTTACGCATGATTAAATAACGTAAGCACGTTTACCGCGATAAATGTTAATGAACGGGATGTCATCAGGCATATCATCAAAACCAGTGCCATCGTTTTTTTGTTCAGGTTTTTTATCTGTTCTCGGTTCATGAACATCATTATTTTGTGAACGACTGCCTAGCATCTGCATCTTGTCAGCAATGATTTCTGTGCTGTAACGGTCATTGCCTTCTTTATCCTGCCATTTACGAGTTTGAATGCGACCTTCAATGTAAACTGGTGCGCCTTTTTTCAAATACTCGCCAATAATTTCAGCCAGCTTGCGATACGCAACGATGTTATGCCACTCGGTACGCTCTTGCTTCGCGCCTGATTTATCTTTCCATGATTCACTTGTAGCGATACTAAAATTAGCTACAGCTTCACCATTAGGCATGTAACGTACTTCTGGGTCACGGCCTAATGAACCGATTAAAATTGCTTTGTTTAGTGATGCCATGTTAAGCTGCCTCTTTCTGTTTTAATGAATCTTGATATTTCTTAAATGTGCTGCGTGTCTTGCTGTCTAGCAAACTCCATAACCCTGTCTTTTCTTCGTTGTCTAACTTTTCCCATCTAATGTGAGCTGATTGAAGTTCGCTATCATTTATTTCAGCAATCATTTCAATAGCTTCATTGCGTAAGAATTGAACTTCGTTTTCTGTAAAGTTATCCAGCGCACCAGCTAACGGTGTCTTTGGTGCTTGACCATTGGTAACAGATAGCACGTTAGTTTTCTCATTGCCAGTCGTTGCATCTAGTACGTCATGCTCAACAATTTCAAGCGCTGTAACCCACAAATAACGCCTTGTGTATGTCTCTACCGCGCCAAGGTTCTGAATCGCGTGACAGCCCTTTAAATTAGCTTCTTTCATTGGGCTAGTGATAGTTACGCTTGAGTTATCATCTACGTCAGTAATTGTGAGTGTTGCCAGTTCTTCACCGAAGCTAATCACACCGCATAAGCCAATGTTGTTGAATATCTTGTTAATCGTTGGCAAGAAATCACCTAGTTCAAAGTAGGTATAACCAGCAAACTTGTTATGACCTGACTTGTTAAGTTTTTCACCTTGTAGCGCAATACGCGCCTCGTTTAGTTTTTTATGTACGCTCATTTTCTTCACCTCTCGCTAATACTTCTAAATACTCTTGATAATCTTGTTCTTGCTGCAATTCAAATTCTTCATAGTTAAGCTGCAATTCACGATCATCACCATAATCAGGTATGTAAGCATCGTTACTCATACATGCGCCATGTAGATAAAAATGCCTGCTTACGTGTCTGCCCATGTCCTCTGTATTTCTTGTAAATAACAAAGAATGTGTAAAAGTACATTGCAAGCATTAATATAAATATCCATCCCATTACATAACCGATATATTTCATAGCTGGCTCACTAATATAAAAAGTAATACTGAACAGATAACAAACAGAATGAACACCAGGCTATACAAGATAATGTGTTCAGGACTGTCACCTGATGACGTGTCAATATGTGCGTAATCTTTCATAGGTCACTCTCAATTCTAGAGATGCGATTGCAGGCCAGTGTTGCGGTACTGCTGCCCATCTTTACATTGCAGTAGCCAGCAGATTGAGCAGCTACAAGGTCTGCGTATTGCTCGTTCATGTTGACTGCGTAAAGTGCAGCGAATAGCGCAATAACACCTAGTACAGCTTCGAGTACAATTTTCATTATTCAGCTCTCATTTCTGCGCGTTTTTGTACGCCATCAAGCAGCATCTGAAAGTAGGATTTAGCGAATGCTTCAAATGAGCCAGTTTCATATTTAAGTGCCAGTGTTGCAGCTCGTAGTGTTTCTTGCATTTCATCTGCATCAACACAATCTTCATCCATAAGAATGTCAACAAGCATCACTGAATCATCAAGGTACTGATCTTTGAGTTCTTCAATATCACTGGTTAAGTCGCGTGTTTTACGGTCATATAGACGGTCATAAAACCCATCTGCAATTTGTGCTACCTGTTTAAGTGTCTGCATGGCTATATCCTTAAAAATTTACTGTACCGATTAAGAGGACTTACATTGCTGCATCTGCGCGCCTCTGTTGGAGATGTTTTCACATCAATCTTTGTCTAACTAATGTCGTACTAGGCTGCTTCCGCTTAACCGTTCCAATTTTCTTCATTACATTTTGTTTCGACTTGTTGCTATCTTAGCACACTAAGAATAAAAGGCAAGCATTATTTTAGTTTACTAAGAAAATATTTTAGTTATTGTTATTACAGGCGTAAAAAAACCAGCCGAAGCTGGTTATTTAAATATTAGTTAATGTTTGAATTAATAAGAACAGCGAGAGGTGCAGAATTGATACTGATAGCCTTTTGTTGTGCAATCGTTTACACAAGCATAGTCAATTTGCTTTATTGGCTGTATTTGTTGTGTTGGTTGATATATTTGCTGCTGGTCATTAAATGAGCACTTAGATGTGCAAAATTGATATTGATAACCTTTATTTGTGCAATCATTAACACAAGCATAATCTGTTTGAGCATAAGAAAAAATAGGCAATAACAAAATAACTAATAATAATTTTTTCATAATTAAAAATCCTCACTATTCCATACTTTAAGAACACGCCCGAATACTTCAAAATCCATATCTTTAGTAATAGTCCAGCTTTCATATTCTTTATTTGTGCTGATTGCCCTTATCCCATCTCCAGGTATTCTTTGCAATCTTTTAATAAAACCTTCGTTACCTACACGAAAGAAATATACACCATCAAAATCTAAACTCCTAACGCCAGTATCTATTAACAATGGGTCACCAGAGTTAAACATACCACGCATTGAATCACCAAACCCAGTTACAACGGCCAAATTTTCTTTTCCACTGTTAGCTGGTACGTTCTTATTAATCCATTCTGCATTTACTTTAAAACCTGTTATTTGTCCTGGCTGATCTCTTAGCAAAATACCTGTCCCCATAGCTCCACGCACATCTATGTATTCTCTTATTGTAAAGTCGTCAGAAGATTGAGCGTTATTGTTATTGGATTGAATTTCCTTTTTACCTAACCCTGTTGCTAACCAGTTAGGATTTACGCTTAAAATTTTAGATGCTTTTAATAAATTTTCCCCTTTCAGCGTGTGAGTTTCGCCATTAAACCAATGAGTAATTGCGCCAGAGCTTAAACCGCAACCTTTCCATAGATCAGTCTTGTTTAAATTAGCGTCTTGCATTGCCTCAAGTAGGCGTTCTTTTAGTGTAGTCATAAAGTAAATCATATATTCAATCAATCTTACCTTACTAAAATAGTGCTTGCATATTTCTCTTAGTGTGCTAAGATATACATATGGATCAATTAAACACAAAACAAGAAGAAGCAAATCGCATCATTGATGCGATGGGCGGAACTTCAAAAGTATCTAAATTATTCGGGTTAACCACTGGTGCTGTCAGTCAATGGCGTACTGAAGGAATACCTGATTCACGTTTATTTAGTATCAAGCTGATGCGAAAAGATTTGTTTAAAAAATAACAATATCCACAACATTATACCGTTGTGATTTTTTTACAACTTTATCAACTGGTTATTTAACGGGTTATTTGATTGGAGTTACTTATGAATAGGGAACTACGACTAATCGGATGTGTTGATAACGATATTTGTTTTGTGCAGGAAAACGCAATAGCACAGTGCAAAACGTATAGACAGGCAGTCCGTCTGTCATGGGATTTGCGTAAGAACAAAGGAATGACATTAAGAACACTGGCAGAGATCATAGGTGGTTATCCATCTCATATTTCTGACTATCTGGCTAAAGATGATAAGCCTACAAGACGCAATCTTAAAGCGGAATATTTGCATACATGGTCTTTAGCTGTAGGTAATTACTGTGTACAGCAATGGTTGGCCAAACAAGACCGGCTTACATATTTAGAAGAGATACAAGCGCAAAGGAATGCAGCATGAAGCCAATGACTAAAGCATTAAAACTCGCTAGAAAAATACCATCTGGCGTAAAGACTAAAACTAAATGCAAAGCTGTTCATGCATGGGTTAAAGCAGTTAAGGAAATGTTAAATGGCTAATCCATGGTTCCGTCTATATGCAGAGTTTGCAACAGACCCAAAAGTTCAAATGTTAAGTGAATCCGACCAGCGCAGATTAATCATGCTTTTCTGCTTACGTTGTAACGGACATGTAACGTTACAGTGTAACGAAGTAACGTTTTTGTTACGCATAAGTAACGATGAATGGAAGGCCACTAGAGCATTGTTTATAGAGCGTGGATTCATTGATGAAAATAACGAATTACTGAATTGGGATAAGCGTCAGTTTTCATCAGACACCTCTAAGAACCGCGTAGCTGCTTATCGTGAGCGTAAGAAACAATCAAGTAACAACGATGTAACGTTACAGAAACAGAAAAGTAACGCTATAGATACAGATACAGATACAGATACAGATATAAATAATACTCCCCAGCAAGCTGGCGAGGTTATAGATATTTCTGCTTGCCCACATCAAGAAATAATCAGCCTATATGCAAAACATCTACCTATGGGGATTCAGCCTAAAGTATGGAATGAAGCTAGACAGACTGCATTGCGTACTAGATGGCGTGAAGATTCTAAACGGCAAAGCCTTGAATGGTGGGATAGGTTATTTGCTCATATTGCTAAGTCAGATTTTCTTACAGGAAAAGTTTCTAATCGTGAAGGCAGGGCATTTGAAGTTAGCTTAGATTGGATTGTTGCCGCATCTAACTTTGCCAAGATTATTGAAGGCAAATATGACAACAAGGTGGCAGCATGATGCAGACTAATTTCAACATACAGGCAGAGCAAAGCGTTATCGGTTCAATCATCCAGGATAACAACAGCTTTGACCTTATTCATACCTTGCAGGCTAGTGCATTTTACGATGGTGTGAATGCAGAGATATACCGCGCTATCTGCGAAATGATGGCTGAACAGCATCCAGTTGATGTTCTGACTATTGCAAAACACTTAGATGCTAAAGGAAAGTTGGCGCATATCGGTGGGTTGCCATATCTGATTGAAATTGCACAAAGCATTGGCTCAAGTTCTAACATCAAGCAATACGCTGCAATGGTTCATGAGAAATCAACCTTGCGAAACCTACAAGCAGCTATCAGTTCAATTCAACAGGATATTCAATCAGTCGGTGATATTGCTGCAAAACTTGAACGCGCACAAAGCGCAATCATGGCTATCACAGAAACTACACAATCAAGCGACCCTGTATTTGTTGGTGACTTATTGCCACAACGATTTGAACGCTATGACGACCTAATGCAAGGCAAGATTAAAACCATCGGTACTGGATTGACTGACCTTGATATAAAAATTGGTGGTGGGTTAGAGGCTGGGTGGCTAGTGATTATTGCGGCGCGTCCTGCTATGGGTAAATCAGCACTTGCAGTACAGATTGCAGAGGCTATACAAAATCCGAATGAAGCAGGCGCTATATTCACTTGCGAAATGCCAAATGCACAAATTGTTGACCGCCTTGTATCTTCACACACAAAAATATCAAGCGATAAATTAAGAAGCGGAAAGTTTGACGATGAAGATTTAGACCGTTTGCACGTTGGAAGCCAGCGCGTAAAGGCTTTAAATCTTCTTGTTGACGATAAGGCATTCACTATCAATTCTATCGCGTCTAAGGCTCGCACAATCAAGCGCAAACACGGTTTAAGTGTGATTGTTGTGGACTATCTTCAATTGCTGGATGGAAGTGGTGATAGCCGTGAGCAAATCGTATCGGCAGTATCTCGTGGCCTTAAAAAACTAGCTATTGAGCTAAACGTTCCAGTGATTGCACTTAGCCAGTTAAACCGTGAACTTGAGAAACGAGCAAACAAACGTCCAGTAATGAGCGACATGCGTGAATCAGGTGCGATTGAGCAAGATGCAGATTTGATTCTAGGGCTTTACCAGGATGAAAAATATAACCCTGATAGTCAAGACAAAGGCACAGCAGAACTTGAGATTCTAAAAAACCGTAGCGGGGCAACAGGGCGTATCAGATTGACATTCATGGGTGAATCGGTGCGCTTTGGTGACTTTAGTGGTGAGCATTTCACATATCAAACATCAACACCAAAAAAATATAACAGAGGATTTGACTAATGAAAATTACTGTAATGAACGGATGGAAAGAAGCACCGCATTGTTGGTGGCGTTATTTGGTTACTCCTTTTGGATGGGATTTTAATCCTGCATGGAAAAGCATTAGTTTATTTGGGTTCGTGTTTTTCTTTTATTGATATGTGGACACAAATAGACAGATACCACTTAAAAAATGGCGAGTGGACTATATCAAAAATGACACTAAAAAACGGTAGCAAATACGGTTTATGGCACGGTAAAGATAGTAGGGGATTTTATGAAACATCTGATGAAGCAAAAGAAAAGCATAAGGAATTAACAGAATGAGCTTTGACCATACCCTGAACAAAGCAGTAAACAACAATTACGAGTTCATGCTAACTCGATTTAAACAGCTAGACCCTAACACTCGCTGGCAGGTATCAGTAAGGCCGTACAAGTCAAAACGCAGCTTAGAGCAGAACAGCCGCTTATGGGATTTATACACAGCCATTGGCAAGTACATTGGCGAAAGTCCAGACAAGGTGCATGAGCTTATGGGCTATAAGTTCCTGCGCTATCAGACAGTCATCAATGGCGAAACAGTAGAAGCTATCAAGAGCACAACAAAGCTAAACACGGCAGACATGGTTGAGTATCAAGACGCTATTGAACGATGGGCGGCTGATATTGGTTTTGTATGGGGTGAAGCATGAGCAAAATCCGAAAATCCGCTAAAGATGAAAACTGCACTGTACGTTTACCAGGATGCCTCAACGACACATCTACAACAGTCCTAGCGCACCTTAACTCTGTTCGTCATGGACATGGTGTAGGGCATAAGAATTTAGACATTCACGGCGCTTATTGCTGCTTTCATTGCCATCAAATACTGGATAACGCAGTGAAGTCTGACCTAGACCGTGATTTTGTAAAGATGGCGCATTACGAAGGCATTTTAGAAACGCAAATTAAACTCATTAAAAAGGGGCTAATCAATGAATAAAGCAATGGCAGACAACCTAAGAATAATTGCACGTTTATGTTCTTTAGGCACTGAGGCATGGGAAGCAGCAGAAGCAATA